CGGGGAGGACTCGTGACCCCCTTTTCGAGGTAACAGTGTTTGACCACCTACATATGCTCGGTCTTCCAGTGTTTGAGGCTCCGTCTAATAATCCTCAGCTTCGTGTTGAGGCGATTAAATCACCTATGGGGAGAATGGTAGATGGTCAGCCCGGGATTATTATTCATCCACGCTGTAAGAATCTCATCAAAGGGTTGCTCGGGGGCTGGAGTTATCGCAGAACCCAGACTTCATCATCTGAGCGCTATCGAAATGTCCCAGACAAGAGTCGGTACTCTCATGTATGTGACGCTCTCGGGTATTATCTGCTTGGGTGCGGGGAGGGTAATGCTTTGAGGGGGAGAAAGACTGTTACGGAAGGCGGGAATTATATGGCAAAAGGTATGAGTCCGAATATATTAGGTTGACATATAAGATTTCAGGAGATATGATTATGCCGGAATATACAGTTAGGCGGGTCAATACAGAGGATTTCGATTATGAAGGGATACACGAAGAACTCTGTATTATCGCAGAAAACTATGTTGCGGAATCAGGGTTGTCTATCATATTCGACCGTTTCAAGTCTTCAGCGAATATTCGAAATCTCGTTGAGTCTTCTGATTGCATTTTTCTTGCTCTTTTTAGCGGTGTGCGTGTTGTAGGAGTATCAGTTCTTATGTTCGAGGCTCTTTGGTCAAAGGAAGAGTTCTGTATGATGTATATATTTTACATAGACCCATCTTTCAGAAATCATTTAGCGGCTAATAGGTTGATTAAATCGACACTCCGGTTCGCTAAGAGCCGTAATGCTACTCACATTTTTGCTAACACAATGGTTAGAATGGGGGAGAGGGCGACTATAAGTTATGAAGCCATGCTTAAACTTAACGGATTTAGTCCACTTTCTCCTGTATATGTAAAGGATATTTGATATGGGCGGTTTATTTGGTAAAGCTCCGGATATGAGTGCACAGAAAAAGCGTATTCGGGAGCAGCAGAAGTTAGCGAATGAGCAGAAGATGGTTCTTCGTAGAAAGGCATCTAAGGAGAAGCAGATTGAGGGGGCCCGCACTAATGCAATTTTAGCGCAGAAAGAGGGGCCGGGACTTGGTTCGGGCGGTTTTCGAGGGGTTTCTACTACTTTAGGTGGTCAATAGTGGCTAGGTTTAAGGAGCGGGATTTAATTATTCGTATCGGTCATGCGTGGGATGATACGAGGAACTGGCGGTCCCTTCTCGATGACGCATACAAGTTAGCTTCTCCGGGCAGGAATCTTTTCAGCGGGGGGCGTACTCGGGGGAATCAACCGGGGAATGAGATATTCGACGAGACACTCATTACGTCTTTGACTCGTTTTGTTAATCGTATTCAATCAGAGTTGTTTCCTTCGTTCGAGAATTGGGCTAAATTTGAGGCGGGAGAGACAATCAAAGGCATGGACGAGCAACAGGCTATGGAGGTTGAGATTGTCGCAGCTGCTGCGACAGATGTCTGTTTCGCCTCTATTCGTTCTTCTAATTTTACTCAAGCGCTCACTGAGATGTTATATGATATAGGTTTTGGCACAGGGGTCATGATGGTTAATGCTAATCCTGTCGGCTCTAAGACTCTTCTTAATTGTGTCGCAGTTAATGCAGGAGAGATGGCATTTGACGCAGGACCTGAAGGAGTTATTTGGGGGGTGTTCAGGAAGCATAAGATGAGACCTCACCTTGTACTGCGGACATGGCCTGACGCTGTGATGCCGAAGGGGTGGGCTAAGTATGCAGAAGAGTCTCTTATTACGACAGAGACTGTAGAGCTTAACGAGGCCATGTATTATGACCCTGACGAAGATAAGTGGTGGTTTGATGTTCTTCTTGGTAAGCAGAGTGGTAGCAGGTTTGCGGGAGATATTCGTATTGTTGAGCGGGACTTCAAGCGGTCTCTCTGGCTTGTTCCTCGTTGGAGTCGAAGGACAGGCGAGACTCGCGGGAGAGGACCAGTTCTGGAGGCGCTTCCAGCAGCGAGAGTACTTAACAAAGTTAAAGAGCTTCTTCTTACAAATGCTTCTATGCAGATTCATCCAGTGCTTACATACCTTGATGATAATGTGTTTAATCCGGGGAACTTTAATCTTAGTCCCGGTTCTCTTACTGCTGTAGCTAATAACGCAGGACATCGGGGACCTACTCTTCAAAAGTTGGATTTAGGAGGGGATCTTCAGCTCACACAGTTTATATTTGAAGAGCAGCGTATGGCTATCAAGAAGATTATGCTTGATGACCAGTTGCCTCCGGAGCAAGGTTCTGTCAGGTCTGCTACAGAGTGGACGGCTAGACAGAAGGAGTTGTTTCAGACAATAGGACCTCCTTTTGCTCGGCTCTTTTCAGAGTTTACCAAACCTTTCATGCAGCTCGTTCTTGATATTCATATTGAAGCTGGACAGATTCCACCTATAGAGATTGATGGGAAGGTGTTTTCTCTAAGGGCTACTTCTAATCTCGCTCAAGGCGAGAATATAAATGATGTTAATGCTATGGCTCAACTGGTAGAAATGACTGCTATTCTTGGTGAGGATGTTCAGAGAGTTGCGGTAGATTTACACGCGATACCTTCTTTCTATGGAGAGCGTATGGGTCTGCCATCTAAGTTTTTTCCTGATTCTGAGCAGAGGGCGGCTTCTCTTCAGAAGCAGGAACAGCAGCAACAGGAAGCAGTACAGCAGGAGCAGGATAACGCTCTTGAGATGGAAGACACAAAGCAGGTTGGCAAGAATGGAGCGGTAGCTAATGTCTGATATGGATACGATGGTTATGAAGACGGGGTGGGCAGGTCTTGAAGAGGCTCCTCCAAATTTAAGTACAGAGGCGGGTATTGCTCAGGAAAAGCGCATTATGGCAATGTCTCATAAATTCGAGGATACGTTTACAAAAGGTTCAGGACCTGATGTTCTGGATGCTTTGCGTAGGCATGCTTTTGGGGTTCCTAGATTTGAGATTAGCAGTGACAATATGATTCCTATTTCGCTTGTGCGGGGTGGGTTGCAAGAGATGGTGGAGTTTATTGATAATCAGATTTTGATATCGCAGAAAGGAGTATATAATGTTTAAGCCTGAAGAAGAGAAAGTGAAAGAAAGTATTCCAGACTCAAAGACTTCGCAGGAGGCATGGGACGGTCTTCATGAAGATTCTGTAAAGCGTAAGAGGAAAAACAAAAAGAAAGAGCAATCATCAAACGCAGTTCCTTATATATATGAGCATCAGCATCCAGATAAAGACGGTAATCTTGCTTGGGTTAGGTTGACTAAGAAAGATTTGAGTTACCATAACGACCCTTTTGTGTCTAATATCATGGGGATGGGTGATGGTATGCCGGAGGCGTATCGCAAGATGGCTACTCTCAGAGCGGTTGTGAACTATATTGCTGCAGCTCAGCCTTCAATTAAAGAAGAGTTTGAGCGGTTCAAGAAACGCGGATTTATTTAGGAGAGCGGAACTATGGCAGTTGAAAATGAGTCAGATGGACAAGAATCAATTCAAGAGTCTACTATTCAAATCCCAGAAGGAGCGTCTTCTTTTTTAGATACAGAGGGTGTTTCTGCAGAGGTATCAGATAGTGACGGGGTTGTTGTAGAGAGACCTGAATACATTAACGAAGCGCATTGGGACCCAAAGATAGGAGAAGTTAGAGTAGAGGCGCTGGCTAAGTCTTTCACTGATACTAAAGCGGCTCTTGATAAGAAGAAAGATGACAGCGGTGTCCCAGAAAATGCTCTTGGATATTTTACTACAAAAGACGATGGCAGTTTGTTTACTCCAGAAGGACTTGATTTTCTCCCTGACATAGACCCATCAGATGTCGTGCTGAAGGCTGTTTCAGAGGCAGCATTGGAGAATAATGTTTCTCAGGTTCAGATGGATGCTATTGTCGGGGCGTACCTTAAAGGGCAGAATACTTATTTTAGTCAATATGAGTTTAATCCAGAGGTCGAGATGGCTAAGATTGACGCTGACCCAGTGAAGGCGGGGTATATGGTTGAGGGAGTCAGGACATATCTCTCTCAGCTTGACCTGAGTGACAGTCAGGCTTCTATGCTCAATAGCGTCATGTCTTCAGGCGATGGAGTTCTTGTTATGAGTAAGATTATGAAGTTGGCGGGGGTTAAGGCTATTCCAGTTGGGGCTCAAGTATCCACCACTCCAGATACTTCTGTTTTGAGGGAGAGATGGGACGTTCTCCGCAAAGACCCCGCTTCCAGAGACAATAATCCAGCTTTTCAAGCTGAATTTGAGCAAATAGGGTCTCAGCTTTTCGGTTGACATTAGAGTACTACAGGTATAGTATTCACTTAAATTGAATATGTCGGACATCACACGAAGCCCTGATGTCTGATTGTTAGGACCCTTCGACCCCCGGCTATCCTTCTATAGGACCCGACTTAGTCTTTGGCTATCCGCTAAACTTTGTCGGGCTTTTATAGAAAGGATAGTCATGTCTGTTAATTTAACTGACAATGCCATACTCTCATTTGGCGCAGATGTCAAAGATGCCTATCAGGCTACGGGAATTCTTCGTAAGAAGGTTCGGGTTGTCACAGGTATTACTGGCACATCTCACCGCTTCCACAAGATTGGTAAAGGTCTTGCGGTGGCACGTATTCCACAAACTGAAGTTATTCCTATGGGTATCGGTCACACGAACGCGACTGCTACTCTTGCTGATTGGCATGCTGCGGAATATACTGATCTGTTCGATGACCAGAAGGTCAATTACTCTGAACGCTCTTTCCTTGCAAGTACTGCGGGCAGAGCTATATCTCGTCGTGAAGACCAGATTATTCAGGACGCGATTGCTGCTTCTGGCACAGGTCTTACTATCGCTAAGACGATTGGTACGACTCACGAGCTGAACCTCGCCAAAGTTCGCAAAGCGAAGCAGCTTCTTGATAACAATAATGTTCCTTCAGGTGACCGTCATATTGTCTGTAATCCTGAAGGTCTTGAACAGATGCTTGGCGATTCCACGAATACGAGTTCTGATTTCTCAAACATCAAACGTCTTCAGGACGGTGAGATGGGCGGGACTCCATGGCTTGGTTTTGAGTGGGAGATTATGGGTAACCGGGATGAGGGCGGTATTTCTCAGTCTGGTGATGATGTAACTTGTCATGCGTGGCATATGCCCGCTATTGGTCTCGCGATTGGTAAGGACCTAGAGGTCCAAGTCAATTATGTTCCTCAATATACTTCCACTCTCACCAATGCAATTTTCATTGGCGGTGCAACTACTATCGACGCTGAGGGTGTTGTCGATATAACCTACGACGAAACGACTGTAGTTTAATCGTTAAATGAAAGGAGCCTAGTTATGGCTTTCGCGACTTCCGGTTTATCTTCGGCAGCAGTCTCTAAAGAATCACTCATCTGGCATTATACGAGTGGTGATGCAGCATCTGTTGTTGAAGGAGCAGGTTACTTTAATAGTGTGGCTGGCACTCTGCCAGCTATCGGGTTGGTTGTTCACTATGATGTTGATGTCCCAACCGTCAATATTTATGCCTTTACCAATACTGGCAGCGTGGTTACCCTATTGACGGGTGCTGTCTCGGTATCTGGTCCGGGGGTAGAGTTCACATAGACATAGCCAGTGTCCGTTGGCTCATGGCTGCATGTCCTTTTTGTGTGAGGGGGGCATGCAGCCTCTTAACAAGGAGGGATTATGCCGTTCTCAGATATAGATGTCTGCTCTAATGCTATGGTGCTTCTTGGTCTTGAGCCAATTAGTTCTTTTGTCGATAAATCGCCTCAAGCGAATGTTTGCGCCATTCGATATCCTCTTCTTAAAGAGAGGCTTTTATCTACTCATATATGGAAGTTTACTGTGACGAAGACGCAGCTTTCCCGGGATACTGTAACTCCAAATTCGAAATATAAGTATCAATATCATATGCCGGGGGATGCGTCTGTCCATGGCGTAATAGCTGCTTATGCTTCTGATGTACTGGGGGTAGGTATCATGACACAATATGTCATTCAAGGTAATTTTCTTCTAACCAATGAGACTTCTGTTTACGTGGACTATCAGAGGTTGGTTGGGGAGACAGATTGGCCTCCTTATTTTACTGATTTTGCAGCACATGCTTTAGCGGTTGATTGTGCGTTGACGCTGACTAAAGACAGAAACATACGCGACAGTTTATCTATTGAGACTTACGGTACTCCTTCTTCTAATCTTATGGGAGGTCTCCACGGTCTTGCTAGGTCGCAGGACTCCAAGTACTCTCCTCCTAATAATGTTATCGAAGGATTTCCTCTAATTATGGCTAGACACGGTAGCGCTTAATGGGCACGGTTACTCCTAAAAAAGCCAACTACACTTCAGGAGAACTGTCTCCTTCACTAGTTGACCGTTCTGACATTATTCAATATATATCTGGCGCGGACAAGATGCGAAATGTTTTTGTTATTCCTCAAGGCGGGTTTAAGCGAAGACCGGGGCTCGCATATCAGTTTACAGCAGAGGTGCAGCCGGTTCTAACTTATACTCATAACCCTGATCCTCCCTATACTGGTACTCGGGAGGTAGAGTATTCTGCTCTCGAAACAGGAGTGCCACTTACAGCTCAGGATCTTTTTGTAGTTTTAGAGGATTTTGGTACTCTTGAGCAGGGAGGTTCTGTTCTGCCTAAAGTTGGACTACAGATTCTTGTGTTAGGGACAGACTACGGTGTTGATACTACTGCCAAGTCTATCTCTCTCGTTGCCATATTAGCGCGGGGTTCCACTATCTATATAACAACTAATCTTTCATCCTATACTGAGGCTCTTAAAGGCGTTGATGATACTGGTGGCAGCCGTATCCGTATGTTCGAGTTCGAGTTCAGCAATGTTCAGACTTATCTTTTCGTCTTCACTCCTTTTACTCTTAATATTTATAAAGTAGTGTCAGGCAGATACGCTCTTATGAAGATGATGAATGTGCCTTTTGGCAATGCTATGCACAAGCTCAATATCGCACAGAATCTCGATTCTCTTGTCGTGTTTCATGAGCGCCATAAGCCTCAGCATATCAAAAGGGGGGTTACCGATACTGATTGGACGCGAGAGGATTATGGTTTTACTTTTTATCCTCAATATGATTTCGATGATACTTTAACTCAAAGTGAGGCTACAGACCATGTTGAGCATATAAGGTTTGCGATTGGCAGTTGGAACTCTAACTCTAGGTATGCTTTAATCGTGAACGGGGAAGAAACTAATGAGATTATATATGTTGTCTCAGGCGAGGGGGGCGAGGCCCAAGTTGCTGGTTTTATGCAAGCTGCTCTAAGGGCGCTTGAGGGTGTTTCTTCATTAGTCACTGTTACGCATGTTCGAGATAGAGTTTATGCTTGCACATTTGCAGACGGCGATGGGCGTAAGTACACGTTTGCGGAGTCTTTCGAAGACAAAAAGGGTTTTGCGCATGACAATAATGAAATCAGATTCATTACCCATACTAAAGGCAAAGGCAAGTTGGAAGACGCATTTTCTGCTGTCAGAGGATGGCCTTCCTGCGGGGTATTTTTTCAAGGCAGGCTTTGGTTGGCTGGGTCTTATTTTCTCCCCCAATCTATATGGGCTTCTCGTTCAGGTAGTTTTACAGACTTCAATACAACTGAGGTACTTGATGACTATGCTATCATGTACACAGCGAATACGAATAAGGTATCGGCGTTTTATAACATAAGTGTGGGCAGACATCTTCAGTTTTTCAGTTCTTCTGGTGAATTTTATACTCCTATCTCTATTGACGAGGTTATTACTCCAACTAATTTCTCTGTACGTCGCACTTCTCAGAAGGGAAGTAAGTTAGGGTTACGGGTATTTGATGTCGCAGGAGGGGTATCGTTTATTCAAAGGTTTGGTAAGTCTGTTCAAGAGTTTCTTTTCGAGGACGCTACGCAAGCGTATAATCCTATCAGTCTTAGTAAGTTTTCAGGGCATTTACTTTCTGACCCAATAGGGTTCGCGTATCGCCCTGCTATTTCTACTGATGAAGCTGATTACTTATATGTAGTTAATGATGATTTTTCACTTGCAGTTTTTAACACTATACGGGAGGAGAATGTAAATGCTTGGTCTCTTATTACTACTAACGGGGATTTTCTTGACGCTTGTGTTGTGGATGTGGATTCTATCTTTGCGGTCAGGCGTGACGTTCAGGTCGGTGATGACATCGAAAAAAGAGTCTTTGTTGAGATGTTTGAAGACGATTTGTATGTTGATTCTGGCATTTCCGGTATCGGTAGCGAGGCTGATACAGGAGGTCTGGAACATATCAAGGGGCAAGAAGTAGCTATTATCCTAGATAATTCTGTTCAAGTGTCACCTCCTGATTGGGGGGAGACTCCTATACTTACATTTGCTAGAGAGTCTGTATCTACTTGGCAAGCAGGTCTTCCATTCCCTGATGTCAGTGACGATGGTTCCGGCTACGAGATGTGGGTTAGAAATCTTCCTATAGAGATAGAGCCGGGAGGGCAGAGTATAAGAGGAGAGAAGCTCTCCATTACACAAATAGCCCTTACTGTCTTGAACAGTTCTCATGTAGAGTGTCGAGTTGAGGAGGGGGAGATTTATTCTTTCAATTTCAGGGAGTTCGGTGACACTCTTCTTGATGTAGGGCTTCCTACTTTTACAGGTGTTAAGAAGATTCAAGGTATGCAGAATTCTACTGAGCAAGGCAGGTTGTCTATATTTCAGACGCAGCCTCTTGGTCTCACAGTCTTAGGCATGACTATGAAGGTGAATTTCTAATGGGACAGATGATGATGATGGGGATGATGGGCGGGATGGGAGGTGAGGGAGGAGCTTCAAAAGGTAAGCATGTTCTTGGTATGGTTTCTAGTTTCTTTGAAGGCAGGGTTGCGGCTAAGACTGCTGAGAGAAAAGCAGAACTTGGAGCGCTAATGTCAGGAGTTGATGCTACTCGCTCCATGAATGCGGGGAGGCTTCAGGCTCTCGCAGCACAGGAAGAGAGTAACGCTTCTGTGGGGTCTATTGTCGCTTCAGGAGCAGCTACGGGCATGATATCAGGTACTAATAGAGTCTTTATGGAGAAGGCTTTGGAGGTGGGTACTTTCAATGCAGATGTTGCTATGAGAGAGGGAGAGATAAGTGAGGCGGGGCATCTTGCTCGCAAAGCAGGATATGAGGCTCAAGCTAAAGAAGCTCGTAAAGATAGAAAAAATGTTTGGAAGAAGATTCTTATCCATCATGTTACTGGAGGAGTGGGTGGAAAAATGGGTGAAAAAATGGATGGAGTAGCGGGTAAAGGGGGGACGGATGCTAGTGGTCTCCCTTCCCTAGGAAGCGCTACTGCCAGACAAAGGTCTGTTCTTAGAAGGTTTAGTGGGACAGGCTCTAATAGCCTAAGATGGGGCACGGGGCGAGAAGCGGCTACACACTTTTAGATAAAGGACTCAATGGCAAAACATAGTCTTCCAAAAATACGAGCCTCTATAGGGTCTTCTGAGGCTCCTCATCCTAGGTCTCAAGAAGCGAAGGCCTCTTCAGGTCTTGAGTTAGGCGCAGCTTTAGACCACGGGCTTGATGTTATGGAGAGGAGACATACTGCTGAAGTTGATAAGCAGTATGATTTTGCTAGTCGTGATATCGACGATTTCATGACTGATATTGACATTGAGTACAAAGGAGACCCAAGTAAGTATGATTCTGAGGCTACAGATTTTATTGAGGCTAGATTATCTGCGCTCCCAGATAATGCTCGCACCCGTAAGGTAAAAATTGATTGGAATTCGATTAAAAACAGGGGTGTCAGGGCTCAGACAAAGGTAATGGATACCCGTAATGACCGTGAGGCATTAGCGAATATTAACGCACGGATACGAGAGATAAGTAAGAGTTTGCAATCATCTGCGTCAGAGATGGGGCACTCTGATCCTTCGATAAGTGGCAAGGCTTATAAGGACTATCAAGATTTTATGCTCGAGATGGAGGAAGTATTTACACGAGTGGATACTAGTGGTGAGCTTATTGTTTCGAAGGCAGAGGCAGACAAGATTCGTGATAGCATGTATGACACAGGTTTTAGTACAGTTTTCTGGGAATTGGTCAATAGTATGCCAGTAGATGTGGATAACATCGGAGAAAGCATTGAGGCTTTTGAGAAGTTTGGAAGGGAAGCGGATGCAGGTACTGCCAGTATTGAGTTTTTCTCCAGAAAGGGGTTAGTCCGGGGGGATATTTTAATATCTGAGGCCTTTTTTATAGGTAATCGGCAGCATCTTGGTGATCTTGCTCGTGACAGGGCCAGTAAACTGAGGGCGCTTGACTTCAGTTCCAAACAAAATCGTAGGGCTCGGAATGACGCTCTTCAAGAGCGCAGGAAGTTAGAGATTGCGCGGGATTACGATAACACCATGGAGATTGATGTTATCGAGCTTAATGATGGTGACTCAGGTTATCTCTTTCTAAAGGACGGTAGGGAAATAGCTTTCAGGATGAGTGGGTATGACGCAGACGAGTTAAATACTTTTTGGGGCGGTATAGCTTTTCAAGTATTCCGGAATATGTT